TTTTTTTATAGGTGCTCTTTTTGGAGGGCCAGGATTCAACTCTATCCCTACTAATTGTTTACTATCAGGTTCATTTCTATTAATAGGTTCATTTTTAAAATTATATATTTTATCTTGTAAGTTTTTTAGCTCACGTTCTTGATCCCTTATATCCGGTAAATTTAATGGTAAAGGCGGGGCCAAGGGTTGATTTAACTTACGGTCATTAATTTTCTGGAACATTTTTTGTTCCTGGTCTAAATACTTATCCAATACATGTATATCTCCTGAATTACCAAGAGTTCTACCCGATTGATTAAAATCCCGACCAGCCACGTTTCCAGACCCTATGGCATCCCTTAATTTTTCAAAAGGAGAAGGTCCTTCACCTTCATATCCTTTTGTTTCATCAAATCTATTACCGGGTTTGGTATTGTTTATGAAAGTTTTAAGTTTAAAACCAATGGCAGCAGGTAGCGCTGCCAAAGCTTCAACATAATTATAATTACCGAACCCTAAATTAGACAAAATATCATGTATTAAAACTTCATCCCCTAAAGATTGTAATCCCATTTTATAATAGGCGTCGTGAGTTTTAAAATGTGAATCTAATAAATCTAAAGGTTCAATATTAAAATTGTCATTTGGCACATACTCACCACCACTATAATTTGGCCCACCATAATTTCCATAATATTTAAATTTCATTGTTTCCAACATTTTATCTAAGCCCAACCCACTATGTGGAGAAGTGGATGGGGTGCTGATTAAATTCCCAAAGGAATCTTCAGTTACAATATTCAATTGTTTTTTCATGTTCATAGGCATGTTATCCTCATTTTTATTTAAAATTGTATTCATTTTTAAAATTTTTTCTTCAACCACATGGGTTGGTAAATTACTTTTTATATCATCTTCGATTATTTTTATAGTAAAAGGCACACTATTATCATGTCCAACATTAGTGGTTTTTTCCGCTCCACAGCTATTACCAGTTATCTCCAAAACTGATGGTATTATATTTTCATAAATGCAAACGTTTTCATTAAATGGCCCTTTAGTATCAAAGGACATTAATAAATCAGCCATAGTTGTATCTAAGTCTGTTTCAAGGGTCATAGACTCAATTTCGGTTTCCCATATTGTTTGCATCTCATTAGTCCATCCGTACCTATAATAAAAGCACATTGAACTTTGATCTATTTGTTCTAAATCATAAATTACTTTCCAATGATCATTTGGTAATAAAACATTATTATTTTTCCTATTATGATTAATTGTTAATGAAATTATTTTCTTTAAAAAAGGTAAAAGGATTTTGTTAGATGAACAAGCCGGTAACAAACCACAACTCACATTATATAACAGTTCCTCAGTAGACAAAGGGGGTTTATTGACAAAATAACCAAACTTAGCCAATATCCGACCAGGTTTGGGTGTCATAGTATAACCACCCTGTACTTTAACAAAAACGTTGGAACAAAATTCAACATCTTCAAGGTGTTTTTTATAACAAGCCACACTATCAAAACCTAATCTACGCATATACATCTTCCAATCTACAAAATTACCCTTATGAACCAAAACATTATCGTCACCTTGTACGACCATTTTAACATCATTTAAACATTCTATTAATTGTTTATTATTTGCATAACAAAAAATAAACAAATGCAAACAAGCATTTAATAAAGAATTAAAAATTGATGTAAAAGGATCACCTGACTTCCTGGTTCCCGGTACTTTATACTTAAATCCGCTAAAAGTACGTCCGTGAGTTAAAATATTTGCAGAAACTAATTGTATTATATTTCTAGGTGCATTTAAATGTTTAAGTACATAAACTTCAAATTCACACCACTCTTTGGGCACACTACTATCAAATGCCCCAACATCATCTTCCAAAATTTTACTATTATTTTGATTAAGATAATCACCTATATCCCTAGGCCTAGCTCCACCTGAATAGAAAATAAAGAAATCTTTATTCCATACTTTCTTTATTGAATTCTGAAGACCCATAAAATATGGACCTATACTAACAATATATTCGGGTCTTGCTCCTTGTATTAATCTAGGGGCCTTATGAGTCCTACCATATTTATTACGTTGACAAAGCTTTTCAACTTTGACAAACGAAGATCTGGTTGACCAATCATAAGCTTCTTGTTTACTTATAG